ACTAAAGAAAAATTCTTCAATTAAAGATAGTGCGATTTTATCAAAGTCGAAATTCTTTACTGAGAAAGATATGGTACCCACAGAAGTGCCAATGATTAATGTTGCACTTAGTGGCAAACTAGATGGGGGCATTATTCCTGGACTCACAATGTGGGCAGGTCCATCTAAACACTTCAAAACGGCATTCAGTCTTCTGATGGCTAAAGCGTATATGGACAAATACAAAGATGCCGTTCTTTTATTCTATGATTCAGAGTTCGGTACTCCTGTAAAATACTTTGAGACATTTCAGATTGATATGGACCGAGTATTGCATACACCATTGACTGACATTGAACAATTGAAGTTTGATATTATGCAACAGTTACAAGAAGTAAATCGTGGCGATAAGTTGATTATTATTCTTGATTCGATTGGTAACTTGGCGTCTAAGAAAGAAGTTGAAGATGCACTAGAAGGCAAATCAGTTGCAGATATGTCCCGTGCTAAACAAGTTAAGAGTTTGTTTCGCATGGTAACACCACACTTGAACATCAAAGACATTTCAATGGTTGTTGTGAATCACACATACAAAGAGATTGGTATGTTCCCGAAAGATATCGTTGGTGGTGGTACAGGTTCTTATTACTCTGCTGATAACATCTACATTCTCGGCAGACAACAAGAGAAGACTGGTACTGAAATTACTGGTTACAATTTTATCATCAATGTGGAGAAGTCTCGCTATGTTAAAGAGAAATCTAAGATTCCTATTTCGGTCTCCTTCGATGGTGGTATTCAAAAGTATTCTGGCTTGGTCGACATTGCGATTGAGGGTAACTTTATGTCTAAACCATCACCAGGTTGGTATGCAAAGGTCGACCAGAAGACTGGTGAGATTGGTGACAAAGTTCGCTTTGATGCCACGCAAACTGATGAATTCTGGAAACCTCTACTTAAAGATGAAAAATTTAAAGAGTTTGTAAATCAAAAATATGGAATTGCATATGGCAACATTATGGGAGACTCTCCTGTTCTGGAAGAAGAAATCTCCGAAGATGCTTAAAGAAGGCGTTGATTTTCATTATGTAGATTTAGACCTTGTTGGTGCTGAAGGTCAACTAACTGGCATAGGGTTGTCGATAAAAGGATACGAAGGTGTCCTTTATCACTATCAAAAGGCTAGAGTAGTTGAAGAAGGCGAATTCGCAAGGTTACAATTTGGGTATACAATTATTCATCCAGGTGAACATGACATTGATGTGTTGACAAACGATGAAAATTTGCATACAATCATGGGTGATATCCTCACCTCAATATTAACGGCACAAGCAAATGAACAGATTAGAACAGACTATTCTAAAGAACTTAATCTATAATGAGGAATACTCACGGAAAGTATTACCATTCATTCGTCCGGATTATTTCTCTGACAACATAGAGAAAACAGTATTCAAAGAAGTATTTGATTTCACCAATCACTATAAGAATCCACCAACACATGAAGCTCTTGTAATTAATTTTACAGAGAAGAAAGATGTATCAGATGATGTAGTGAAAGGTGCGATTGAACTTCTTAATGAATTAAATCAAGCAAAAGAAGAACCAACCGAGACTCCATGGTTAATTGACCAGACTGAAAAGTTTTGCCAAGATAAGGCAATTTATAATGCAATCATGGAGTCTGTTGGTATTCTTGACAGCAAATCCCACAACAAATCTAAGGGTGAAATTCCACAGTTATTAAGTGATGCACTTGGTGTTTCATTCGACAATACTGTTGGTCACGATTACATCAATGATTCTGATGCTCGATATGAAGCATATCACAGAGTAGAATCAAAAATTAGATTTGACCTTGACCTCTTTAATAAGATTACAAAAGGCGGTCTGCCAATCAAAACACTAAACATTGCACTTGCAGGTACTGGTGTTGGTAAGTCTTTGTTCATGTGTCATGTGGCATCTGGTTGTTTATCACAAGGCCACAATGTTCTGTACATCACAATGGAAATGGCAGAAGAAAAGATTGCTGAAAGAATCGATGCAAATTTGCTAAATATAGATTTGAATGAGTTACACACACTTAGTAAAGAAGACTATGAAAGAAAGTTTTCTGCATTGAAGAGTAAGACACATGGTAAATTAATCATCAAAGAATATCCAACTGCAAGTGCTAGTGTTCTACACTTCCGTGCATTGTTGAATGATTTGGCAATTAAGAAGAACTTTAAACCTGATATCATCTTCATTGACTATTTGAATATCTGTTGTTCTGCCAGAATTAAACCTGGTGCGAATGTAAACAGTTATTCATACATTAAGTCTATTGCAGAAGAGTTGCGAGGTCTTGCAGTAGAAAATGCTTTGCCAATTGTAAGTGCGACACAAACAACAAGGTCTGGATTCTCTTCATCGGATCCTGGACTAGAAGATACAAGTGAATCGTTTGGTTTGCCTGCAACGGCAGACTTTATGTTTGCGTTGGTGAGTAATGAAGAACTTGAAGCGTTGGGTCAGATTCTTGTTAAACAGTTGAAGAATCGTTATGGTGATCCAAATGATTACAAGAGATTTGTTTTGGGTATTGACCGTGCAAAGATGAGACTGTATGATGCAGAACCATCCGCACAGGCTGATATTGTAGATGCTGGACATGAAGATAAGCCATTAAACACTTTCGGCAACAGAGAGAGTAAGTTTAAAAAGAACTTTGAGGGAATGAAAGTATGACAGATAAAAAAGTGCTTAGTTTAATTACTAAAGAACAGGCTGAGAAACAAGATTATAAGAAAGACTTGCTTGAAATTATAGATAATTTTCGTCAAATGATAGCTGATGGTGAGATTGTAGAATTTGCCATTTCGTCTGTAGATGTTGAAGGTGAAGTTGTGATTACAACCTGTTGTAAAGATTTCCTTGGTGGTATTGGTCTATTTGAAATGGGCAAACATACTTTAATGATGCAATCATCTTACGACTTTGAATGAACTTAAATCAATACTTACTTGACAATCGTAATCAGAATGGTGTTCCAATTCTGAATGAACAACAATGGTCTGATATCAATGCACAATTTGATAAAGAGACCATTGTTGCGGCTCTGATTGATATCATTGTAAAAACAAAACCACCTTGCCCATTAAGAGATATATCTTTTGCAGATATGCAGAAATCTTTTTGGGATTTATCTTTGTCTGATTTGAAGTCAACATTTCAACAACATGACGAAGTGAAAGATTTAGTGTTGGAGAAGTTTGAAGACTATGGTAGAAAATATGCTACACATGGTCTTGGTGTCATTCAAATGGGCTCACAATTTAACAATGTGAGTAATTACTTTCACCAAGAATTGCGATACAATTGCGATGCATGGGGTTACAAGTCTCCTATTTACCGATGGAACAACAACGATAATCTACGAAGTGTATTTCTTGCATTGTGGCGATTGGGCAATAAAGAACTGTCAGTTAGTTCCTACATCTCTTCATTTAGATTGAGTGCCTATATTGCCACACAATTCAAACCACAAGTTGCAAAGTTTTTGTATCAGATTACAAATGCGAAAACTGTATTTGATTCATCTTGTGGTTGGGGTGATAGATTGGCTGGTTTCTATTGTTCTGATGCAGAAGAATATTATGGTACAGACCCCAATGACCAAACATTTGAAAAGTATTATGAACAATGTTTAGTCTATGAAAGATTCTTAGGTGGGCGCCCAAGAACTGTAAAAGATGATAAACACTTCATTGTTGAAGGTGTCAAACGAGTTGAGATTCATAGGTGCCCAGCAGAAGACTTTGATTATTCTATTTTGCCTAAGATTGATTGTGCATTTACTTCACCTCCTTATTTTGCAACAGAGAAGTATAACACAACCGGCAAACATTCAAATGAACAATCATGGGCAAGATATACAACTTATGAAGAGTGGCGAGATGGCTTCTATCTACCCGTAAATCAAAAGACATTTGATTCTTTGAGTAACGATGGTTATCAATTCGTCAACATCATGGATCCAAAGATTAAAACAAAGAGATACTATGCAAGTGATGATTTGATTGATAATCTTACTGAAAGAGG